TGAAATGGCAAAAGTTCCAACATCATGCATAAAGGATTGCGGTGTGGTTTACGATTGTTGCAAATTTTTGGTGACAGGGGTGCCCGCCAGCCGCTTGAACCATTTGCACCGCTCAGCATTGACAGGCGTTTCATGCTCAGCCCTATGGCACTCGTTGCATAAGCTTTGCAGATTGTCCCATGCCCACGCATTGCCACCGGATCGGATCGGCTTCAAGTGGTGCACCATATCGGCCGGCATGGTCAAGCCTTGTGCCTGGCACAACTCACACAGTGGGTGCGCGTTCAGCTTTGCGTCACGCAGTCTGCGCCAGCGGCGCGTGTTGTAGACTTCTTTGTAGACTTGTGATCGATTCATTGTGCTTAACGAAAGGGGCGCATTTGCGCCCCTTGTTCCTGTGTTTGGGTTAGAAGTTCAGCCAGACACTAACTGCCCGCTGTCATGAAGCATCTTAATGCTAGCCGGACATGCTGCTTCATGGGATACGTCCTCGTGGTCGATTCAACCCGATCCATGAAAACCCGCGCCTGATAGCGGGTGTTGGGTTTCAGGCTGAGGAAAGTCTGCGTCTGTTGGGGCACGCTTGTCCCCTTTGCAGAGTCAAACTCGCCCATAAGTACGTAGAAGTAATGGACATATTTCCCGCCTGGCTCCACCACACCCATAAGAACACGGGCTTTGGTGATTCCAGTGTCAAGCGCAGAGTTCCATGCTTCGTCCGCGGCAAACGTTGTTTTTGTTACCAGTGTGACGCTATTGCTCGTCACGTTAGTCACGTCTAAAAAGCGGGGTTGCAGCACGCCAATAGTAAACCCCCGGCTCAATCCTGTCGGGCATTTATCCTTTTCACTTTGCGCCATTGCTGGCGTTGTGATCATTGCCACCAGTAAGGCGGCGAGTATGGTTAATCGTTTCATTGTGTGTCCTCTTTCCTAACTTAGTTACTTCTTTATTTTACACATTGTCCTTGTTGCTCCTGGTATGCTTCCAAAGTGCACCATGACACCGGCAAGACCACCAGCCCGGATTGATCGGCGAACCGATGTACCAGTCCAAAGCTCGTTGTTTCTGTCATTGCGACCACTTCTAAATCAGTTTCAAACTGGCTGTCCCATTTGCTGAAGTCTGCACCATCGCCCCCCAGCCGATCCGCAAATTGTTCTGCGATTGTTTTACTCATTTTATAACCTCATTTTTGGCATACCTGGCATACCTGGCATACCTCCTCTATATATACATAAGATTAATCCTAATTCTATGGCTGTAACAAATAGGTATACCATGTATACCAGGTATGCCAATTTGCTTATTTTCTGCGATAGACAGCTAACCGCGATCCCTCGATCATTTCGCGCTTCTTTTCCCACCCTTTCGCGGCCAATTCTTTGCCGATTTTTGTTTCGCTGGGGCGATCCCCCGGCCGTATGTAAGGCCCCTCGTTTTGCGGGTATCGCGTCGAGTAAATCAGATTTATCGACTTGACCACATCAATCATTGTGCACCCATCAATTTGATCGTCGCGCAGTGCTTCAAACAGTTCGCTCAATGATTCATCGCGGCGGCGATATTCGATATTTATGCTGGCTTGTGTCTCGCGTAGATCGAAGGGCAAATTTGCCCGTGTGCCGTTGCGGTATAAGTGCAAGCCTTCAGCGAACAACTGATCCCGATAACTATGGCCATGCTCATTGCACACTTCCGCGAAATACTTGTCGAAGTGTGGGCGGCCTTCTGCTTGCCATAGCTCTATTGTGCAAAAGCGGGTATTGCCTTTTTCATTCGGCAAAAACTGTTTGCGATCTACTGTCGCAACAATGGCGTCCCGCCGCACCCAGCGTGTCGGCTTGCGGCCATAGGCTTGGCGCACTTGCGGGCTATAGTCTGTCAACATACTTTTAACGGCTTCAAGATCGTTGCGATCAATGCCCGCCAATTCTGCAATTTCACAGATCACAGTCCCCGCCAGCGATTCTGTAAATTCTTTGCGATCTCGCAAAGACAGCCCGCCGTTAAACCATCGCGAATAAAGGGGCGGCACAAAGTGCTTAACAAAACTGGACTTGCCTATATCCGTATCCCCGGCCAGGACTGGCATTTGTTTCAGTTCGCAGTTTGGCTCATAAGCTCGCTGGATCGGCGCAATAGCCATGTATCGGCTTGCCCAGCGCAACAGGGGCGTATTGCACCCGTTGACAGTGAAAGCATCATGAATTAAATCGTCTAACCGCTCCTGGCCGTCCCATGCGGGCAATCGGGCAATGTAATCGACAATGAAAGCATCAACAGCGTGATCATGGCATAACGCCCCTACAGATCGCTCCCATTGCGTTTTAGCGTACTTTAGATTGACAGATCGGCCGTCCGCCGCTTTGCGCTTGTACGCCCTTTCTATGGCCAATATCAACTGATCTTCGCGTTGATCAGTTAATTCCAGCCATTTGCCGTCACCGCGTCTAACTTCGGCCTTATTGCCCCGCAGATCAAAACGAAAGCCAATCCCGTTGGCGTCCAATATTTTCTTTAGCGTGATATGATCCGGTAGATCATGGCCGTCCATTGCCACCAGTGCGCCGCCTTCAAAGTGCGGCAATGACTCGGCTTTTGCCTTTTGCCCATCAGCATAGGCGCGTTCTGCGACTGATTCAATCTCGTCTTCAAGCAACCCGGCTTCGCGGGCTTGCTTAATGGCTTGTTCCATCGCTTTGCGATCATTGTTCAGCCCCGCGTTGAAACACGCCCCATTAAGCGCATTGTTTCGATTGCCTTCGACAAATTCGGCATTTGTCTTTTTGTCTGCGAACAAGTGCGTTAGCTGGGACAGTTCGGCGGGCTTCACATCATGTTCGTTTATGCCTTTTGCGATCTTGCGAAACTCGTTCAAAAAGTCTGTCGGCTTCCAAAGAATGACATACCCGCGATTGAATCGAATATCGCCCGTTGCGCCCCCGCACTTCCAAATATTTTGCTTTTGCTCCCACGCGGACTCGCCTTTTTTCAGTGCGGCGTAAATGTGCACCCGTCCTGGCTTACTGGATTGCACTTGAAAGAAAGGCACGCCGATATCGGATAAGTGCATAGCCAGATCGGCCGGATTGCCGTCATCACAATCAAAACAGAACAAATTGCGATCGGCGGGGACAATGCCGACTTTGCGGGGCTTGTCGGCTTCTGCACCTTTCAGCCAGTCAACCGCCGCAGTCTTTGACACTGGCTTATCGTAGGAATGAACGGCGGCCTTTTGATCCCATGCGCCTTTTGATACTTGCCCGCATTGAACAAAACGCCAATTGCTGGGCAGTGCTTGAATCGTTTCGATATAATCAGTCATTGCTAAACCTCATTCCGAAGTGTTGTTTAGATTGTGCCAGCGTGATCCTTGCCAGAAACTCGCTGAACGAATTAAAAGCCGCCACTCATCAGGCGGCTTTTTGTTTACTGTCATTTGCAACCCTTCAAGTCCTTGCAAATCTTGTGGCACTTGTCAAATTCGTCTTTTCGGCTAAATTTGTTCGACTGGTAGCAAAGAAACATGCACGAACCATAAGCCGAAGTTGTATGCCCCACATTGGCCGCAACCGCCGCCTGTGAGCTGATCAGCGTGACGCAAAACAATGCGATAATGATTGCTTTATTCATTTCATAACCCCGGTGAATACAATGGTTGAAAAGAAAATTATTGAAACTGATCATAAAACAAAAATAGAAAGTCGTAGAAGTTTGGTAAGGGTCATTGTTACCTATGCTGCGGCTGGTTTTATTTTTGTAGGCGGTTTAGTTGTGCTTGTGTCGGGTGCATTGCCTGCAACCCCCGACACAAAGATCAGCGCGATTAAAGACTTTTATCTAATCATACTTCCAGTAGCAACAACCGTAATTACTTACTGGTTTGCCAGTAGAAAACCACAAGAAAAAACAGAGCTTAAAGAAGGTGAATCAGAAGGACAAACACCACCACCGGAATAACCATAAAAGCTAATGCTCCAAATAACCCGTCCATAATTTCACCTCATAAAAGTAATCATTTACGCGACTGATACCGCTTTGAGTAAATCCAAAAATGCCGATCGCTGTGTGAAGCCACTGTGATCGATTGAATGTTGTATTCATTGCCCCGCTGATCAACCAGCCCCCACTTTTCCGATAAGGCTTCCAGCTCGGGGAATATTCGTATTTCAAAGCGAGTTATCCACTCCCCGCCTTTTGCTGTGCGGTCAATAAAAAGCCGTTCACGGCCTTCGCGATCATCACGCACAGCAAAAGCCGTCCAGTCTGTGTAATGCTCAGGATTGCGCTTAAACCCCGCTCCAGCGGCAATATCAATCGGTGCACTCCTATCGACACCACCCAAACTGTCCTTTTTGAACCCGTCAGGCGGTTGGCGCAATGTGATCGGTTCTGTGCCTTCCATCAAGCAACCGCCGTTTTTGACTTCAATTTAGCGGCTTCAAAGTCCGCCATGTTCTGCAATGCCGTCTGATACTTTTCTTCTAAAATCGGATTGATCTCGCCGTTTTCGTCTGTGCAGTAATCTTTGATTGCGGCGACTACCAGCCGATAAGCCTTGCCCGTCACCGCGTCTTCGTCTGCTTTGGTTAATTCCTTTTTGCCCGTTGATACCATCGTATCCAGGATCGCCATATCCCAGCAAATTGCAGATAGGGCTTTCAGCACCAGCCCGATCGTTTTGCTACATTGCTCCAGTTCAGTCATTGCGCCGTCATGTTCCAGGATCACCAGCCGCGCACAATCGGCGATCACTGGTGTTGTCGTATCTTTTTGCGTGATCGTTTTCATGCCTTGCCCGCGCAGTGCCTTAAAACGACTTGCGGCATACTTTTCAAGCCGCGCCGCATCAGCCGCATACAGTCTGCAAAAACGATAGCGGGGGTCTTTCTTGTTCTTACTCATTGCTTACTCCTATCAAATCAAATTCAGGGGTGTCCAACCTGGCCAGCGATCCGGCCAACCGATCATATGCGCTGATCACATTCGGCCGGTGCGCGGGCACGCCGTCCCACAGTTGTCTTATCTTTAAAATGACCAGCGACTGCACGCTTTGAAAATCAGGATCACTGGCCGACAAGCCACGCATATAGGACACTGCAAACACCCCATCGGGCGTGACTGGCCAACCGCTTGCCCCTGCCTTTATCTGCAAGCCGTTTACAGTGGCTGTAGGGGTATAGTCCCCCTGTGGCATTGTTTCGCTGTACACGCCCTCAGAATCGCCTTGTGAGCGATATTTAACGGCTGTGCCGTTATCAATTCGGTATCGATCCACAACAAACAGGTTATTGAACCCGTCCAGCGACAGCGCAATTTGCACTTCGGTATCAATAATTGGTATCTGTGTGTCACGGCTCGCAATGCTGGTTGCACTGTCGGCCAGTGACACAAGATCGTCATTTGCTGAGGGTGCGCCGGGTGGCACGCGTAGCTCGAAGCGGATCCGATCCAGCGTGAGCAATGCGCCCGTATCCCCGACTGCAAGTCTCATAATCCGACAATGTCCCTTGCTTCTTCCAGTTTCATACCGCAATCACCGACCAGCCGGGAGAGTGCTCTTGTGCGCCCGTCAAGATCGGCCAGGAATAGACCATTAAAGTCAATCATTATCGGCATACCTTTTGCCATGCATTCGGCTTCAATCAGCCTTGCCAATGGTTGCAAAGTCAAGTGCTGAAATTGGCGCATTGCTTCACGCAAGGCTTGCCCACTGATGTTCTGATCCAGCATTTGCGGGGGCACGCCGCACGCCCACGCCAGACTTCGTTCTGATTCAGTGCGAAGCTGGATATGGGGCTGGCTGGGTTCGGGGCCGATTCTGTGCCCACTCAGCCCGCCTGCGCCTTGTTGCGTTTGGATCGGCAAAACCAGTAGGCCGCTATCCATCAGGGATTTTTGTAGTTGTCGGGTCAGCTCCTGTGCCTGTTTCAACTGATCAGGCTTGCCCCCGCCCGTCTGTGAAATGGGGATCGGCAAAACCGATCCTGCGGGTACGCGACTGGCTTCACCTGCGGATCGTTCTGATCCGGCGGCCGTCTTGCTGGATAAATCGCACAATCGCCATGCGGGTATGCCTTGCCACGCTTCACCGGGCTTGCAGTTGATACGAAAATGCAACACCTGTCGCGCCATCACTTTATGCTCAGTGTGTTGCGAAGTATCCGGGCCGTTAATCGTGATCCGATATGCCCATTGCTTTGGATCGGGCTTGCCCCGAATATCCCATGAATCGACTGGCAATAAACCGCGTTTCAAAAACACGGCATTGCCAGTCAACACCAGCTCGCGACCAATCATTTCCATCAATGGCGGGGACAACACGCTATCCCCCTGCACTGCGGCCGCAGCCAGTGACGCGCCGGTCAAGCGGGCACATGCTTCAATCACCGCGAGTTTGGTCGCGTCAATCGGCTGGGATTCATACCGCTTTTGCAGTGCTTCCAATGCCAGCTGTCCCACATTGTCACGCGGGCCAGTGGTGTTTTTGGCTCGAAAGAAGCGCATTTATGCCCCGAATTTCAAGCGGGCAAAATTGCTGGCTCGGATCAGACCAAAGTTCCAAAAAGTGGACAGTGTCAAAGCCGTTTCACCCTTTGAAGCACCGCTATAAATATCACGGATCAGGCGGGCATTTTCCCAAACAGGCGCGGCACTTGCGCCCATCAGCCCGCGTCGCTTGCTGATAAAAGCACCAAAGTCACCGCTCGCGGTTGCAGTCTCAATGCCGCCGCGTACTTTCCAGCTCATGCCGTTTCGCATTAAATACTCAGCCAGACTCACCGGCTCACCACCCGTTAGCACAGTGCTTAGCCATAGCGTATTTGCGCCCACTGTCGCAACAACATTCAGATCGCCCATGCTCGAAGCGTGTACGCCATCAATGAAGTTCGCAAACAGTGCCAGCGTGTTGGGGGCTTTGGCTTTATTGGCCTGCGTCAAAGTGCTTTCGACCAGCCCTGTCGCGGCCGCGGTGATCCCCTGCAAGCCGACAATATCCGCTCGATTTTCATTTGCCCCGCTATCGCCCAAGAAAACCGCCTTATCGATCCCCTCAGTTAAAGCCATTGCCATATCACGCCTGAGCGCTGCTTCCAAGCCCGGCAATCTGAAATAATCTTCGTCTGAGATCACCACTCGAACTGTGTTTCTGGTGGGCTTGAGTTCGGTCACGCCCACTGTCCAGGCGGCGTCACTGGCGGCTTCTGATCGCCCGCGTTGGGCGGCGGCCGCACCTGCGGTGGTGATCGGATAGCCCACTGTGCCAGGCATGACACTTTCAAAGTTAATGCCCAAATGCATTGCACAAGTTTCAGCGAATAGCCGATCCAGCCAGGTACGCTGATCGACTGCGCCGTCTGTGTCGGTTGTGGTGGCATAAAACCGATTCGGCGCAAGCATTCGCAGTGGTAGGCCGTCAGGATCAGTAATGCCCAAATGGTCATTCAGTTCACCCTCAGCCGAGTGCGCCTGTATGCCTTGCCCGCTTAAAACAGTCTTGGCATACCCTTGCAGACTGGCTTTGTTTTCCAGCCTGCGCACAGCCGCACTTTCGCCGCCGTCAAGCGATTTCACATCGCTATCGTTTTCAAATTGACTGGCGGCATAATCAGCATCAACAAGATCGTTAAATTCGGCGGCCACCAATTCCAATTCGGCGGCGAGTTCCCTGTATTCCTGTGTATTTTTTTTGCCTGCCGCTTCAAGCACACTTCCTTTCGAAAATAATGCGCTTTTCTTGTCGTGTAAATAATCCCTTCTGTGTAGGTACATTTAAAGCCCCATTTGAATGAAATAAATTTCTATTATACGATCTTCAAACAGGTATCAAAGTAAAGGGAATCGGATCGGGTTGATTCGCTTGCCGCTCGGCTTCACCCGCCGCCAATAGCAAAGCGGCCGCAACATCGTCTCGGCTGGTGTTATTGAAGCCACGTTTGATCAGCATGATATTGCCCGCATTGTCGGGCTTCACCTGTGCAAAATACAGTGAAGCGGCGAGTAGATCGGTTGAAGCTGGATCGACACACAGATCGCCGTCCAGTGCTTGCCGTCTGAGTGCCCGTATATCTTGACTGGCTTCAGAATAGCGAGTTGTGCGGGGTTCAATCTCAAATTGCCCCTGCGTCGCGTCTTCCAGCTCAGCCGCTCGAAAGCGGTCACAGATCACTTGGCGGGGATAGCCCCAGCGTTCCAACATTTCATTGACCAGCATTTCAGCCGGTGGCACTCGCTTGCCCTCAGCCACCAGTAATTGCCCCGTGTCATGCAATGCCTGGTACACGCCCTGTGGCACTCTGTCCCTTGTTTCCTGTGCCGCAATGCTGGGCAAGCCGGGCGCAACCGCAAAAGCTTCAACCCGCCAATTCGACCAGATCGCAACCGCCGCACTCCACGCCCGATCCTGTCCCAAGTCAATGCCCACAACTGGCTCGCCCTCACGCGCTGCGACTGGACGGGCAATCACTCGATCCCAGTCCTCCAGCGTGAGCAACATTTGCGTTTCGTCCCCGATCGGCTGATTCAGCCGATAGCTGATAAAGTACGCTTTCAACATGGGATCACTGCGCGCTTCGTCACGCTCCCGCAAAAGCAATGCCCGGCTTTTCTTGTGCTTCCACATAAGCGGATTACACTTTTGCAACTCGCTGGCCTGATCCCACTTTTCAGCATTGCCCTTGATCGATTGCACATAGCGACCATGCACATTGCCATCTTTGACCAGCTTGTCCCACCAGTTACCCGAAACGGCGGGTGCAACTGTGCCGATCAGTATCACCTTAAGCTCACTGTCTGGCTTGCCCTGTGCGCCCCGAATAGCCTGATACATCAACAAGCCACCAGCCTCCTCCCATGAGCCGGGTTCGTCTGCGACCAGTAAGGGGCAATTTACGATCCCCATTTGCTTCTTTGCGTCTGAACTCACCACTTTCAGCACCGCCCGACTTGCCTTGTGTCGAATACCAAGCGCACGGCTGGAATCTGTAAACGCATAAGCTTCACTGTCCACCGCTTCCAGCCAATTGCGCACCGGCCGATAGCATTGCCTTGCCTGATCGATTGAACCCGCTAACAAGATTGCTTCCTTGCCAACCCCCACAAACAGGGGATCGCCCGGTGTCATGGATCGGGTCAAAAGATAGGCGGCTAAATGGGTTTTGCCGTTTCCGCGGGGGACGGATAGGGCAAGGGTGTCGATATTGGGGTTAAATACTTGTTTTAGAAAGCGTTGCTGAAATGGCAAAAGTTCCAACATCATGCATAAAGGATTGCGGTGTGGTTTACGATTGTTGCAAATTTTTGGTGACAGGGGTGCCCGCCAGCCGCTTGAA